ACAAGGTTGGGGTAGAGGTACATGGGGTCAAGGTCCTTGGAATGAAGAAATTAATGTTGTTGTTACTGGTGTCCAAGGAACAGGTGGAGTAGGAACTCCATTAGGGATCCCTGGTATTTTTGTAAATGCTACTGCTGTATCTGCTACTACTCTTTTATCTAGGACTTCTCTTACAACGATAGTACATACTGTCACTGTTGTATCGGGTAATCCTTCAAATCATCCGTACTATAATGTTGGATCGAGCAACAAGTTTGCAATCGGTGGTTCAACAGCTACAGTAGATGTGACTTTAGATTTACAAGAAGGAAACACTTATCGGTTTGATCAAAGTGATAGTAGTAATAATGGTCATCCTTTAAGATTTAGTATTACACCGAATGGATCTCATGGTGGTGGTTCTGAATACACAACTGGAGTAACAACAAATGGTACTCCAGGGTCAAGTGGTGCTTATACTCAAATAGTAGTAGCTCTAGGTGCTCCAACACTATATTATTATTGTACTAATCATTCTGCTATGGGTTGGACGGCTAATACGCCAGGTGCAGTTTCAGTAGTGACAACAACTGGAGCACCCGTAACCACTGTTGTTGGTACAACAGCGTTAGGTTCAGAAACTGCTATAGGAGGAGCAACATTTGGTGTTACATTAGCAGCGGCACAAACAACACTATCGAGTGTTGTCACAGTGGCACAAAGTGTGGTATTCTTAACGGGAGTTAGTGCCTCTGGTGCTACTGGTGAAGAACAAGTTTATAGCTTAATTGAACCCACTCAAGAAGCAAATTGGATTGAAAGGGCAGCGTAATGGCGACATATGTTAATAATCTTAGATTAAAAGAAATAGGAACTGGTGATGAATCGGGTACATGGGGTACATCGACAAACACAAACCTTGAACTTATTGGTGAAGCATTAGGTTTTGGAACTGAAGCCATCACTACAAATGCAGATACACATACTACAACCATAGCAGATGGTTCAGCGGATGCAGGTAGAGCTTTATTTCTTAAATACACTGGTACATTAGATTCTTCGTGTACAATAACTATCGGTCCAAACACACTTAAACGATTCCACATTATTGAAAATGGAACGGGTGGGTCACAAAATATTGTAATTAGTCAAGGTAGTGGAGCCAATATAACTATCGGTCCTGGAGATGCTAAAGCAGTATATTTAAATGGAGCAGGCAGTGGAGCCGCAGTTATAGATGCTTTTGTAGATTTAGATTTATCTGGTGGTGCGGTAAACGTAAGCACAATTAAAACAAACTCTGGTGATATGACATTGGATTCTGCTGCGGACATTATTCTTGATGCTGATGGTGCAGATGTAGTATTTAAAGATGGTGGTACAGCAATAGCAACACATACAAACTCATCAGGTGATTATATCGTTAAAACTAACGTCAACGATAAAGATTTTATACTAAAAGGTACAGACGGTAATTCCGAAATAACTGCACTTACTATAGATATGTCTGGTGCAGGAGCAGCGACTTTTAATAATGATGTTACTGCTTTTTCTGATAGACGATTAAAAACAGATATAGAACCAATAACAAATGCTTTGCCTAAAGTTATGCAAATGCAAGGTGTGTATTACAAAAGAAACGATATAGAAGACGCTAGAGAACAAGTTGGTGTTATAGCACAAGACATGGAAGCGATTGTGCCAGAGGTTGTATTAACAGCCGATGATGATATGCAAACAAAGTCAGTAGATTATGGTAAAATAACAGCAGTGTTAATCGAGGCAGTAAAACAATTAAATATTGAATTACAGACTTTAAAACAACAAATCAATAATGGAGCTTAATATATGGCTATTCCAAGTTCTGGACAGTCTTTATCTTTTTCGGCATTGAGAACTGAATTTGTAGGTGGTTCTAGTGCTATACCATTAGGTTCATTGTATAGAGGTGGTGATAATGTTCTGGCAAAAGCTGGTAATAATAACGCAACAAACCTTGCGGCAGATGTTCCAACAAGTGGAGCGTTAGATGCTAGTGATTATTATACTCAAGCTAAAGGTTTTACTTTTACTTATTCTTCAAATGCTACTGACCAAAACGCCTCTACCATTTTTGGTAGTGACTATACTGTAGACTACCCTAAAAATATAATTATACCCGCTCCTATTACAATTGGCTCAGCTAATACAGCAGAGTATGGTCTAGAGCTAGATGCCCCTGCTTCTGGTACTATTACGATCACGAACAATGGTACAATAATTGGAGCTGGAGGTGCCGCTGGGACGGCTGGTGCTGCTGGGTCTAGTGGAGCTGGAGGTGCCGCACCTGCTGGTGCTGCTGGTGGTGACGCTATGAAGTTTAGTGTAAACGCAACTATTATCAACAACGGCTCTATCCTCGGTGGAGGAGGTGGTGGTGGAGGCGGTGGAGGTGGTGGTTTAGGTGGTGCTTTACAACAACAACAACAAACATCCCAACCCGGAACTGTGCAACAAGGTCCAATTTTTAACACATCAGCAGGCCCTCAGTATTACTGGGGTCCTAGATCAGACGGAACGGCTGTAGCTTGGGGAGCAACGAGCTTTCCTTATAATAACAGTTCTGGTGCTCCTACTAATTTACCACAAGGCACAACATCTGTTTCTGTTGGGCAATACACATATTATAAAGGACCTGGAACAGGAAGTAACTTTTCAATTTATCGTAGATTCGCTGGACAAATACCGCAACAACAACAAACACAGGTCGCTGGACATGCAGGTGGAGCTGGAGCGGCTGGTGGTTTAGGTAGAGGTTTCCAAAATCAACCCGCAGGAGATAGTGGAAGTAGTGGTTCTTCGGGAACAACTGGTCAAGCTGGAAACGGTGGGGCTGGAGGAAATGGTGGAGATGGAGCTACTTATGGAGCAGCAGGAGCTAATGGAGTTGCAGGAGGTGCAGGAACTAATTCTTCGGCTAATGGAGCAGCTGCTGGAGCGGCTGGTTCAGGAGGAGCGGCTGGTGGTGCTTGGGAAAGAGCAAGTCCAGTTACTATAACATTAACAAATAACGGAACAATAGCTGGTGCAGCACCAACATCATAGGAGAAAAAATGTCAAATAGTTATACATGGGAGATTTCTGCCGTCTTTACTAAAAACGTAACCGAAAGTGGTACAACGTATAGTAATGTTCTTGGTAGAGTGCTTGGTGTTATTACTTGTACTAGTGATAGTACAAGTGAAGATACAGAGCATGGTCTTGATTTAAATTTAAGAAATCCTTCAGATTGGTCTACTTTTACACCATATGCTGATATAACAAAAACAAATGTTATTGATTTTATTGAAACCAGATTGGGTTCGGATCTTACGGAAATTAAAGAACGAATGGCAGAAAGAGTAGCGTTTCAAGATACGGTACATGGACTAACAGAACAGGACACACTTCCTTGGGCATAATTTAACTTGATTGCTTAAAACTCACATGCTAAAGTTCTGTAAAATTTAGCATTTAATGAGTAAAACAAAATATGAAAAACAGTATTTTTGCCCTACCCGATGATTTATTAAATTATATGACAACACATGCAAATAGTTTAAAAGATTACTTACCTGTTGAACAGAACTTAAAGGGTATGCCATGTAAGTCATTTTATGGTGATTTAGTTTTTGAAAGTCTTTTATTACATTTATTACCGAAAATGGAAGATTTAGTTGGTAAAAAACTCTGGCCCACTTATTCTTTCTTTAGGTCATACATAAAAAATTCTTTATTGCCAAAACATATCGATAGACCTGCTTGTGAGTACAGTACTACAATATACTTAAATTCATCAAACCCAGAATATCCTTATCCTATTTTTGTAGATAATATTGCAATAACATTAAGAGCAGGACAAGGAGTAGTTTATAAAGGTTGTGAACAACAACATTGGAGGGAGCCTTATCCTTATGCTTTTTCTAACCATGTTTTTTTACATTATGTAGAACAAAAAGAAGAAAACCGTAAATGGAAATATGATGAAAGAGAATATTTATACCGTCCCGCAGTAAACAGCTTGATACAAGGTTAAATAATGAAAAGAAATATAGTAGTAGCTAAAGATGCTATTGATTCAAATTTATGTAATCATATAATAAAAATGGCAGAGAATAATTTTGTTCCTGCTCAAATAGGTGGACCTATAGAAAATGAAAATGCAGGGCATAGCAATGCAACAATAAGAAGAAGCGAGACTAGTTGGTTAACTGGGTCTTTAAAACATCTTGATGTCTTTATTCCTATCGCACAATTGATAAAAAAAGTAAATCATGACTTTTATGGTTTTGATTTAATAGAGCCAGAACCTTTTCAAATAACCAAATATTGTGCAAACAATGAAGGGTTTTACTCTCCACATATGGACGGCATTTATGATGGAGTGAATCCAGGAACTAATGTTCGTAAATTATCATTGTCTATACAGTTAACACCACCAGAGTATTATGAGGGTGGAGAGTTTGAGTTTCCAGAGGACAAAGAAAAATTTAATGTTGAAGATTCCAAACAGCAAGGAACAGTAATTTTCTTTCCTTCTTATATACAACATGGTGTTAAACCTGTCACAAAGGGAATTAGATATAGTTTAGTTTGTTGGGTTAATGGTCCAACTTTTAAATAGGAGTACTTATGTCGTATTATATTGTTTATGATGATTTTTTACCACCCCATGAGTTTGGTTTATTAAAATCATATTTAGGTCCAAACGGACACTTTTCTTGGACTCTTAGTGGTAGAATAAATGATGGTGATACTAAGAACGAAGATATGTACTTTGGTACAATGGTTTATTTTAATCATAATGACGACAGCTGGACACCTCATATAGACAGAAGACCCTTTCAAACTCTTCTAGAAAAATTAGACATTCAAGCTACAATACGAATAAAAGCAAACTTGTATATAACTAGCGACCAATCTCAAGTTAATTATCATGCTCCTCATATAGATAATCCTTTTGTTCATCAAGGTGCTTTATTTTTTGTAACAAATTGTGATGCACCTACTACAATGTTTGATGGAGTTGAAATAGAATCTAAAGAAAATAGATTACTGCTTTTTGACCCATCTACTCCACACTTTAGTTCTTCACCAACTAATGCATTATATAGAATAACTATAAATATTAACTATTTTGGTGGTGGCATTTTACCAAATTATGCATGTGAAATGATTAAGCCAATACCTACTGTAAGTCATAACGCAGAATTTTTAAATAAATGAGTTTTAATTCACTCTTCCCAACTGTTTTTATGCATGAAGAAATATTGGAAACTAGGTTAGTAAATACTGACTTAAAAAATCTAATACTTGAAATGAATAAAAACATACCAAATTTGACAGAAGAATATAAAAATAATAATTTTTTTGCTGTAAGGCACAATGCGGTGCAGTGGCTTATTGAAGCAATTAATATACATGTTTCAAATTACATAAGATATATAGGTATTAATTATAATCTAGATTACAGTTTGTTTGGTTGGTCTAATGTAAATTTAAAAGGTGATTATCATGTACCTCATAATCATCCACATAGTTGGTTACCCTTCCCC